AGTCGCGAGGGGCATCGCCAGAGATAGAGTTATTCCCGGAGCAATGGCGGTTGTGGGATAGATAGCGAGGTCGGGTAGAGCCTCATGAAATGGCGCACCCTGACTACCGCAAGCTGCCGCGACAATCGTTCAGCGAAATGCAGTCATCGCTAGATGAGCATAAGCGATTAGGCTACACCCAGAAAAACTTAAAGGATGTGGGTGACGCTGATTGGCGCAAGCTGTACTACGGCAAAGCCAGCCCGGGCCTTCTTGCTGCCACGGCTGCAGGCACTGGCGCTGCGCTCGCTGCTCCGGCGCTGATGAGAGATGGCGTATTCCAGCACAGTGCAACTAAAGATCCAGTTGTGGAAAGGAAAGGGCCGGTGCGCAATCAATCGGGGTTGCTAGAAAATATTACCGACTTCAATGAAGAGGTGTTTAAGAGTGTGCGTCATGCGGCGGGACCGCTGGCGGAGGTGTTCATGCCCTACGAAGGGGTAAACGAATACCTAAAGATTGTGAACGACTACGAGAGGCAGCCTACATGGTGGGATAGGCTTGGCCTTCTGGATTGGTAGTGTTCCAGATGGCTTGCCCAAAGCGTATAATACGAGGTCATAGATGAAGCCAGCAAAAGGAAAGGCAAAGGCCAAGCGGACTGCGTCCGGCAAGAAGGTCAGCTACGGTCAGAAGGGCGCGCAGGTTAAGCCCGGGACTAAGAAGGGTAATTCATACTGCGCCCGGTCATCGGGTCAGATGAAGAGCCACCCGAAGGCTGCAAAAGATCCAAACTCACCGCTGCGGTTGTCCCGTAAGCGGTGGAAATGTTCTGGTACTAAGTCGAGGAGTAAGTAATGTCATACGGTAAAGGCAAGAAGAAGGGCAAGAAGCGTGGCAAGTAAAAAGGGATTGTACGCAAACATTCAAGCCAAGCGGAAGCGCATCAAAGCCGGTAGCAAGGAAAAGATGCGCAAGCCCGGGACTAAGGGTGCGCCCACCGCCAAGGCATTTAAGGCTGCTGCAAAGACAGCCAAAAAGCGGAAGAAAAAGTAAATGGCACTGTCTAATTACACTGAGCTAAAGGCGTCGATTGCTGACTTTCTGAACCGTGACGATCTTACCGCGGTCATACCTGACTTCATTACGCTTGCTGAGGCTGCTATTAACCGTGATGTACGCCATTACGAGATGGAGAACCGGGCCACTGCCAGCCTAGACCAGCAATACCTAGATCGCCCATCTGATTGGCTAGAAACGATACGGATTAATATTACGGGCGGCGGCACTCGCCACTTAGAGTATCTGTCGGCTGCGTCAATGGCAGACAAGCGCGCTGGTGCGGAGAACACTACCGGGGAGCCTAAGTTCTTCCGACACGCTGAAAGAGCGTTTGAGGTGTTTCCTACCCCGGATGGGACGTATGAGGTTGAGCTACTGTACTACGAAAAAGTCCCGGCACTGTCATCTACTAACGCAACCAACTGGCTACTGACAGACCACCCAGACGTATACTTGTATGGTGCGCTGCTGCACTCCTCGCCATACTTGGCTGAAGATCAGCGTATTGGCGTATGGGCGCAGCTTTACTCTGCCGCCCGGGACAGAATCAATCGGAGCAGTGAGGATGGATCATTCTCAGGCTCGGGACTCACAATGAAGATTAAGGGGCTAGGATGAGCTTTTCAGATTATTTAGAGGACAAGGTTCTCGATCACGTTTTTGGCGGGTCTGCGTATACCGCGCCCACCACTTTGTATGTAGGGCTGTTTACATCTGCGGCTAGTGACTCTGCTGCTGGCACCGAGATATCGGGCAACTCATACGCTCGGCAGTCTGCTGCATTCACGGTGTCAGGCACATCACCCACTACGGCAGCGTCTAGCGCGACTATAGAGTTCCCAGAGGCCACCGGGTCTTGGGGTACTGTGACCCATGCGGGCGTATTTGATGCGCTCTCTGGCGGGAATATGCTTGCCTACGCGGAGCTAACAGATCCATCAGACTTTACCACGGCGCTATCCAAGGTGATTAGCACAGGCGACATCCTACGGATTAACGCTGGCAACCTAAAGGTGACACTTGACTGATGGCTACGCTAGTAACCCGGTCAACTACGCAGACTGACGGGACTGCCGCCAAAGGCTCTGAGCTTACTCACGCTGAGGTAGACGCCAACTTTATCAATCTGAATGACGATAAGATTGAGGCGTCTAGTGCCGATACCCTTACTAATAAGTCAGGCAACATTAGTCAATGGACTAACGACTCTGGTTATATTACGAGTTATACAGAAACTGACACGCTTGACTCAGTAACAGGCCGTGGTGCTACGACTACTAACAATGTGTCTGTAGGTCAAATAACTGCTACAAGCATAGGCTCTGCTCAAACTTCTATTTCATTTGGCGAAGGCCAAAATAGAATTTACCCAAACAAAGACGGCTCAATTTCTGATGGCACTGTAGACATCGGGCAGGGCGGAGGTACACCTTATAGATTCAAGGACGGTTTCTTTGCTGGCACCGTTACTGCTGGTTTTTCAAATGCCGCTGTCTTTAGAGGCGGCACAACTGGTTCAGCTACACCTCCATTCTCCTTCCAAGGAGATACCGACACAGGAATGTACAGGGTTGCGGAGGACCGCCTTGGATTTACTACGGGTGGGACAAAGCGACTTGAGATAAACGATGTAGGCGACGCCACGTTCACCGGCACCGTTACTGTTAGCGGAGGAAGTAGCGCTAATTGGAACACAGCATATGGATGGGGCAACCATGCTTCTGCTGGATACCTGACGGCAATACCAGCCTCCGACGCGCCAGTCAGTTCGACAGAGCTTTCTGGCAGCATAAACCTTGATACGCTAGGGCAGTTGAGCGACGCTGGGTTTTACCACCAAATGGCCAACGCCGACACTCCGGGCAACAACTATCCGGCGGACTTGGCTGGTAGCCTGCTGGTGCAGAAGTCAGCTAATACCGGTGGATACGGTACTACTCAGTTGTACATTACATACAACAACGCTGACATGTACGTTCGCCCTATGTACGGATCAGGTTCGGCAAACAATTCATGGCATCAGGTTTGGACTTCCCGCAACATTACTACCACCAACATATCTAACTGGAACACAGCCTACGGATGGGGCAACCACGCCTCTGCTGGTTATTACAACGCAACCAATCCCCCTGACAAACTGGACGTACAAACAGCAGGCAGTGAGTGGAACGATGTGCTTTGCCATAGTGGGGGAACCGTCCTCGCAGACACAGCCGTTGAGATTCACGGGAGTGGCTACCTTAGGGCTTCGTACCTCAACATGACCCACAGCTCATCCACTCGTAACAGCGACACGGTTTTCTTTAGTTCCGCTGACGCTTACATCCGCAAGAACAATGCGGGAGGCATGAGAACATCGCTCTCGGTATACAGCAAAGCAGAAGCAGATGGTAAGTATATCAGGACGGACACGAACACTAATGTCTCTGCACACATTGAAATGCAAGACAACTATGAGATGCGCTTTGGTAATGGCGCAGACGTTCGTATGGATTGGAACGGCGCTGACTTCTTATGTCGATCGTACTCCCACGGTGGCCGACTGCTATTTCAGGGTGAGAACTCAAACGGCGTTAACAGGGCGCTGGTCTACATGGACCCCGACGATGGGATTACGCTCTTCCACAACGGCGGTCTTAAGGGATACACCTACGGCTCAGGCTGGCGGGTAACTGGCAACATGCTGGCTACTTCTAACGTCTACGCCTACTACTCAGACGAAAGACTGAAGGACGTTGTAGGAAAAATAGACACGCCGTTAGAAAAAATAAAAGCAATAGACACTTTCTACTACACCCATAACGATGCTGCGCGTGATCTGGGTTATGAAGGCTCTGAGAGGCAGGTAGGCGTAAGCGCACAGTCTGTGCAAGCTGTCATGCCTGAAGTTATTGGACTCGCTCCTATTGATGATGATGGAGAAGGCGGGTCAGTAACTGGTGAGAATTATATGACCGTGCAGTATGAACGTCTTGTGCCTTTGTTAATAGAAAGTATTAAGGAGCTTACGGCTGAGGTGGAGGCGTTAAAAAATGCCGCTTCCTAGCTCGGGTCAAATTCACCTCAATGACATTCACGTTGAAGCTGGTGGATCTAGCGGTACTCAAGCGGCGATTAACGATGCTGATATACGAGCGTTGATTGGTAAATCTTCTGGCGTTCAAATGGCGTTTAGTGAATGGTACGGAGCAAGCTCTTCCCCATCAGTGCTTGGTTTTTCAAAAGTTGTAGACACTACTGCAAACTCCACAAGCTACACAGGAAGCGCACAAAATATAGCCATACAAAATGGCGATTTATTAGTGATGGCCTATACAGCGAGAGGTGGAAATACCGGTAACAATTCCGGCACATTTCAAATGTATGGTGGTACTAATGGCAGTGGAAGCCTAACAAATATTACAGGCAGTACAGCCGTAAAAGAACATGGCGGGACTATTAGCGGGATTATTTATGCAACCGCAAATGGCTCATATTCTTCTATTAAAGCTAATATAAGTGCGAGTAGTTCTTTTACTGCTATGCTTTTGTTTTGCGGTGTCTTTAGAAACGTCGGCGGTAATTCTCCTGATAGGACAAGTGCGCAAGGCAATGGAGGCACAAATCAAACAATAACTTTGAGTTCTCTTTCGCCTCCCGGCGTTGTTATTGCTATTGGAGGTCGAAGCACAACGAGTAGCAGTACAGTTACTTTTAATGGTCTTGATAGCTATATAAATGATAACAACCCTGAAGCAGGAGGCGCCGCAGGATATAAAATAAATTCCTCCACAAGTTTTTCTGGAACTTGTAGCTATGCTTTCTCTATATCTGCGGCTCATTTTACATAAGGCTTAAAATGATTAATTACGAAATTGTATCAGCGTCACCCCAGCAACTTCACTTGCAGGTTAGGTACACAAAGCCTGATCTCCCAGATTACTGGATCAACTTTAGTATTACGGATTTCAGTGAAGAAAATTTGCATATAGTGGCTCAAGGTGGCGCAGAAAAAGCCAATTATTTTTGGGAAAACATATCTGAGCTACCTTCAGAGGTTTCGCCTCAGTCTCTTACTGGTGTGGCGAAGCCCCGTGTTCATGTTGATTCCCCAGACTACGATTTGGCAACTCAAAATGTAACCTTTGAGTGGGTGGAAACAGATGATGCCATTACACAAACATGGACGATTTCTGAAAA